AAATAGGTTCTAATCATTGCTGTAAATTCTTTTAAAAGATAAAAAGAAACAAACATATAAATACCATCTTGTTCATAATGCCATTCTATATTATTTTCATTTATAAATTTATATAAATTTAATTCAGTCATTTTACTTTACCATCCTTAATAAATAAATATCACCTGCTAAATAAAAATATTCGTTTACCTTTTCAAGGTCGGGTAAAACATCTTTACAAGCTTCATTATAACCGTTTACAAAGCCTTGATTTAATAAGCTAGAATTATTTACAGCATCTTTTAATATTTTCAGCTTTTCAATAATTTCTTTTAATGTTATGTTTTCACTCATTTTATTTTACCTCGCTTAAAAAATTTAAAGGGATATAATTTATTTATTTTGTTTTGTCAATATCTTTCCCTTGCCATCCCGAAGTTATCCATATTTCAAAACTCATATCATTTCGTAGAAATTTTACAGCATTATAATATCGCCGATACAAAGTTTTCAGCTGTATAATTTTGATACTCTATTTTAAAGTTTATCATTTCTATTTCATCCCCACAATTTAGTTCAGGAAATTTTTTATATTTTCTTTGTATAATAAGGCTTTTGTTACAATCACACGCATAATTTCCTTCATAAAACATGTATCTTGCGCTTTTTTTAGAGTATCCATATCCAAAGTTATAATCAATATCATGTACTTTATTTTTATATAATAGTTTTATAATAGCATGGGTTTCATATCTCACTTTACTATTTGACAATATATCATGCGCAAGCATTCTATACTTATTATTTGATTTTTCTATTTCTAATAATTTATTATGAAATAATTTAAGTTCTATTAGAGAATTAAAGAAATAATATCCGGGCTTATATCCATGTTCTTTTATATTCTGCTTTAGGAAAAATCCACCCCATAGGTGCAATACATATTCTTTACTCTGTAGCCTTGGCATTTATTCACCCTCAATTATTATACCAAATTCATTTTCGTAATATGGATATTTTTCTTTCAGCTCTTTATATTCCATGCTTTATTATCTCACTTATTATTTATTTTTCCTTTAAAAAATCCGCTTCAAATAAAATCTTTTCTTTTATCAATTTGTATTTAGCTATTTTCAAACAACCGCAGCGAACACATTTTGATAATTTTAAATCAGTTTCTAAAATATATTCAATGTGTCTAAAAACATGATTACAATTATATTGGTCTATTTTACCCCTTTTCATTTCTCATTCTCCAACTGCTGGTTTAAAATTGAAAACGTTTTTTTGACGGCTCTTGCCAAAATTCAGCGTTAAACTCACTCATTTTATTTTACTCCATTTTTTAATCTTAATTTATATCCACAATCTTGACATACTACTATTTTACTAAAAGAAATTACTTCATCATCCATAAGTCTATCAATGTATTCATTATTCCACTTTCTATTTTCTTTTGCTTTAACTAAAATTTTAACAATATATCCTGAAATACCTTTACATTTTGGACAATAATTCCTATTCATTTTATTATTAGTTTTTTCGCCATCATCAGTTCTTTTTATTTTTACTACCGTCATTTTATTATTTCCTTTGCTTTTTGGATTATGTTGTTTAATTCATTACGAGATATTGAATGGTTTTTTGATTCATTAAATAATAATTCATAAACATTTTCTATAACTCCCAGCATCTCTTGCTTTAAGTCGGATTCTTTTTCGAGTTCTTCTTTAATTTCTAATAACTCATTACAAATATCATCCTGTGGATTTTCAATTATACTATCAATCTTTTCAACAATCTCTTTTAGCATCATTTCACCTCTTGCCTATTATAGTTGTATTAGTCTTTATCGATATCAATTCCACTTACCTCAAAAAACATTTGTTTGTCAAAATGAGGGATGTCTTTTATTTTAATTCGATCATCTTTATCTGCATTTTTCCATGATCTCAAAAAAGCCTCTTTATAATTCAGTTTCTTTAAAAAGCCTCCGCACGTTTCTATTTCTACCTTATATTTTTCTTTTTCTTTCTGAGTTGCCGTATCATGCGATACCCAAGATGTTATATCAAATTGTAAAAATGATGGAAAATAAATGTTATAATACTTTTCTTTTGTTATCCACTTGCCAAATACTCTATATTTATCAGGGTTATTTATATTAAATACGCCTGAGTTCCTGTTGCCTGAGTTCCAGTTGCCTGAGTTCCAGTCGCCTGAGTTCCTGTTGCCTGAGTTCCAGTTGCCTGAGTTCCAGTTGCCTGAGTTACAGTCCCCTGAGTTACATAATCTTAACACTTCTTCCCATGCTAATACTCTTATTATTTGTATTTTATTCGTACATTCTTTATCTTCAATGTTGCCAATATAATCCCCCAATATTTCGACTTCCAAAATATTAGTTTCTTCTGAAAATGGGTAATATTCAAAACAATTAGAGATTTTCCTGCAAAAATGAAAGCCGTTGCTACATAATCCTAATTTCCCGTCTTGAGTATAAGTTTTGCCAACTTCAAATAAAAAGCCTTTGCATCGAAATTCTTTATCAGTTGCCTTATAAGCGATTATTTTTTCTTTCTTTTTTCTTGCCATTTTTATTTCTCCTTTTTGCTAGTTTACAACTATTATCTGATTATCAAATAATATTTACAACTATTTACAATTTATTTTTTCAAAGTAAAAAATCACATTAATATCATTTTCGCTAACTAGCCCGTAATCTTTTGCCAATCGATAATTAGCGTTATATTTGTTAAGCCTTTCAACCTGTAGTTTAATTTCAGCCCTGAACTGTTCTATAGAAAATACCTTTTTCCATCTATTACAGCGTTGACAAGATGGGAATAGATTATCTTCGCTATTATCTCCGATGTTTATATTCTCGTTATTTCGGTATAGCGGTTTAATATGGTCTACATGAAATTTATCATTTAGATCAATCCCACAATAAGCGCATTTACCGTCGAACTTATTTTTTATTTTTTGCCTGTCTATTTTACCAGCCACTTCACACACGCCTTGACTATATTCCTTAAGCTCAGCCACAGCCATTCCCTTTTCGTTCGTACAAAAAAGCTGTCGGTTAGTAGGACTCTATACATTTTATTTTTAGGATTTGTAATTTTATATATACCACAAATTTTATTCATATTTTTATCCTAATATCCGTTTACTATTAGATTTTATTATTACCTTTGTAAACTTTTGAATCTCATTTATCAGCTCTAATGTCTTTGTTTTACTAGGTTCTGGCAATTTTATATTTGATGTATTAAAACCAATATTTACCTGAAATGGATTAACCTGTCTTATAAGATCAACAAATCTTTCTAAATCAAAATCAAGTATAGGTTCAATCGTTATCATTATTTTAAAACCATTATCTCTAATGTCCTTAATCCAATGCGCCCGACCATTCACACTCGGAGCTTTTGAAATGAAATAGTCTCTGTTACTTTCTATCGTTGTACAAAAGGTCGTATTATCCGGTGAAACTAAATCTAAGTAGTGGGTCATTCTTTCGGGGTTTTTGCTCTGAAAAAGATATTGATTTTTCTGAAAATGGCGAGTATGAATTATTGTATCATTTATCCATTCTGCATAATTATCATCACAAAATAAGTCATTTGAACTTCCAACAAATATAAAATTATTTTCCCCTAAATCCGTCTTTAATTCTTTTTCATCAAATCTAACTGGTTTTAATTCGCCCCATCTTTTCATATAGCAAAAACTACAATCGTGAAAACACTTACCTTTGATTGTATTCCATGTAAAATTTACAAATCCGTACATATTACCTGATTGCTTATTTAACATCTTAACTCCTATTTATATTTTGATTTCTTTACAATCTAATATTTCTATAGCTTCTAAAATTACTATATTATGAGTTTTAATAAAGTTTCTTAAATCTTCTTCATTTTCAAACCATTCAAATCTACAGCTACTATCTTTATAATATCTATAAGTTAATAAAAAGTTTTGTTGCTCCAATAATATTTTATCAGCCATTCAGTTAACAACTGATTTATAATTCTCTCTGATTTATTCTCATACTTTTTAAGTAAAAGCTTTAAGGATACCACCCAGATAATTATAAATAAAAAATAAATCATAATGATTCCTTGTTTTTATATTTTTTTTGCTCATTGTCTAATAAAATTTCAATCAATTTTAAATCACAAGTATTATTTTTTCTAAGCATTAATTTTTCATAAATATCTTTACCTCTTACTGCCTTGATATGCTCTCTATACTCTTCTTCATGCGACCCGTGAATTCCATAACGATGCTCATAACTTGTTAAACAAATACCATTATCAAGATCGTATCTTAAAAAATAACACGGCTTTCTAACTATATGATGACTGTCAAGATTCTCTGTTTTTTCTGACAACTCACTTTTATTACCTGCTCTTAATTTAATAATCAATGACCATGTTTTATCAAGCTTTTTAATTAATGCTTTATGATTGCTTTTCAATTATTTTCTCCAAAATCTTTTTTAATTTCGATTTTTTTAATACTCCCGATGAAGTAATAAATGGGTCTGATATAACTATCATTATCTTATTGTCCGGGTAATCCGTAAACTTTATCTTACTATCACCCGGACATTTTTTACAACATTGACAATCGATAATTATATCTTTCATTTTTAAAATAGGCTCTAATATTTGTTTAACTAGCTCGACATTTTGTCCGACATTTTGTCGAGGTCTTAATTGTTTACTAACTTTTACTTTTAATTCATTGATTAATAAAAAAGAATCTTCTTCAGATAAGTCGGTTGTTTTGCCATTATTAATTAAAGCTGGAAACATTTTTTTTATTTTACGCTGAATAGTTCTTTCTGATAAATCAGTTAATTCTGATAATTGTTTTATATTCATAATAAATCCTTAAAATAAAAAAGGCTTACATAATTATCGGGGTGACCATGACGACACCTGATCGATAATTCTTGTAAGCCTCATTGTCATGGTAATATCTACCTATCATAATAATTATTATCAGTCAACAATTATTATTTGCTTTTTTCATGAAATCGTGAATTTTACCTCTAAAATTGTTGTTTTGTAAATGCAATACGTCCGTTACATTGTGCATTCTATCATATATCGCAGATGCGATGTCTTTATCATATTTTGATATTTCTGAAATAAAATCAGTTATATTAAAATTGCTTGTAAATATTATTTTCTGTCGATTTTCCCTTTTAAAATTTATTAAGTTATAATAATAATTAATTAAATATTTTATTCTCTCCGGTATTTTAATTTTCATAACATCATCAAGAAATATTTTTTTTCCGACCATTGTTTTAAATCCAAAATTGCATTCATTAATAACCTCATAAAAATATAGTTCATCATTCATTATTTGATTCATTATCCACGAATATAAAATTGAAGTCTTCCCGCTGCCGTTTTCTTTTGACCATACCCAGAGAAATATCTTGTCATTATTTTTAAAGGCTTTTACTTTTTTATCCTGATTTTCAAAATATACATTATACCAGTAATCCCCAGGGATATATCGTTTTATCCATCTAATTTTATCCTGGAGTTTATCCTGGAAAATTTCTAATTCTGCTTTACTAAATGTTTGATTATAATAAACTACATATTGACAATCGCAAAATATTTTAAAATTCATGTCAACATTAAATATCTTTTTTGATTCAAGCAAAATTCCATTGTTACATTTTCCACAAAATTTTATACCTTTTAATTTTTCTGATATAATCTGAATTTCACTTAATATTTTATTAATCATCTTCAACCCCTGCAATTTTCCATTGATCTTTTGTGTTATTATTAATATTTATTTCGTTTAAATAACTTTCAAACTTATTTCCAAATAAAGTTTCCGGACGTAAATATATATTCATGTTTTTATCATTTAGCCACTTACTACATTTATTGTCAATAACCTTTACAAAATCTTTATATATCCAGCCTTCATTTAATCTTGCTTTTATGAAGTCAATAGTTTTCTTTGAGTTATGTCTATATGTTTTATTTGCTTTTAGGTTAAGGTAGTCTATTATTTCTATAACGTTATTTTTAACGTTAATTACTTCTATATCTTTATCTAAGTCTTTTTCTTTATCTATTTCTTCTATAAGAGTCTTTTGTTTTTCTTGAAAACGGAGTTGTCTTATTCTGTTTTGTTCTCTTATTTTTTCAAGTCCTTCTATGTTTTGATGTTTACTCCAGTCGTTTAACATGATATATTTATTTTCTAAAATAGTTATCATTTCGAACTGAATAAAAGTATGTAATGCTAATCTTACAATATTAACAGGTTTGTTAAATATTGTTGATAACATTTCGTCTGTATAGGGAATTTTCTCGCTTAAATATATTATTCCGTTATTATTAGTATTTGCAGCCAAGATTAAAAGATGTATCCATATTCTAAATATAGCATCTGATTCTGGTAAAACATCGATAAGTTTAATTTTTTTATTATCAAAAATATCTGTATTTATTTTAATCCATTTAACCTCAGCCATGACTTATCCTTTATTAAATAACTTTAAAAAATGTTGTTTCCCTTCAACTGTTATATATGTTTGCTGACTCTGATATCCATTCTTTGTAAAGTCTTTTAAATCAAAATACGACATGTTATTTACGCTGTTATATGGTTTTAATTTCCCGCTTTCAGTTCTATAAATAAAATTGTTTTTTAATAAATAGGATATAAATGTTTTTTGACTTATACCTAGTTGACTTGCAGTATCTCTTAAATTAGTTAAATGGCTATTATCAACCAACTTATCATAATAAATAGCCTTTGGCTTCATTACGGCTTTTTCTGCTTCAAGCTGTTTTATTTTATCGTCTTTCCATTTGTCTAATTTTTTCTGTAAAAGCAATGCCTCAAGATCAGTCATACCTATGATTTCGTTCGTAGGTAAGTTCGGATTTTTTTCAAGCTCAATCTTTATTTTTGTAACTTGAACTTCATTTAGTCTTGTCGTTTTTCCATTAACTAACAATTCAGGGAAATATTGCTTTACTTTGTTTCTTATTGTATCACGTGATACTTTTAATAATTCTGCAACCTCTTTAATAGTCATTGTCTTTTCTTTTGATAATTCGTTCATTTTTTATTCCTTTTCCTTTTTAAATAATCCATATAGTATTTTTCTCTTGTAATAAACGTGTGGTAATAAATAAAACTGCCTACCAACAAAATAATAAAGATAATTATTATTAACGATACCATTTTATCCTCCAAAATAAAAAAGTCCGGTTAATCAGTACCTTTCGGTATCGCCTCTGATTTAACCGGACATATAAAAGCTTAATAAACGGCGATATTTATTAAGCCTATCAATTAACAATTAATAAACTAAAATAATAGATTATCTGCTATTTGTCAAATATTAAATAAAGATTTTTCTTCAGGTAAATAAAATTTATCTTTTAATTTGGCTTCATGTAATTTTATATAAAACTACTACCATAAATATTTCTTTCTCTCTTAATGGCATTCATTCGGTCATGTTCAACCTTGTTCATTAATTCAAGGTTTTCTAATCTATTATCATCCTTAATTCCGTTTATATGATGAACAATTTCATTTTTATCTAAATATCTTTTTAATTTAAATTCCATTTTTAATCTGTGTTCATAAACATACCCTTTACTATCACATAAAGGATGTGAGGGCATAAATATTGCAATATATTCATTACCCTTTTTACCGCCATATTTAATTTTGCCTTTATACATATTATGATTCATCCCAGATTTATTGATAGATAACCATTCTGCATAACATTTTCTATTACAATAATTCCTTTTATTTGAAGCAAAATCCTTAAATATATTCCCGCACATTTTGCATTTTATTTCAACTGTACCAATATAATTTTTGCGTCTCATTTATTATTCCTTTTCTAATTATAATTCAAATAAAGATTATTGTCAAATTAATTAAATAAATTTTTTTCCTCTGGTAAGTAGTATTTATTTTTAATCCGTGCTTCTTCTAATTTAATTCTTTTAATAGACGCCTCAAAATAATCTAAATCTTTTTCAGTACCGGTAAAATTAAATCCAAGTTCCATGCAAGCGATAAAACTTGATGCGCTTCCGACATGGCTATCAAATATTTTATCGTTTGGTTTTGCGTAGTTTTGTAATAACCATTTGTATAATTCTACAGGTTTTTGACAAGGATGTATTGTTTTATTCTCTCTACAAGTAACATATCCATGCCATTCATACTCATAATAATCAATTTTCTTTTCCCATGATTTACTTGCTATTTCGCACTGACTCATTGATGGGTGATGATTTTTTTTATTCCAAATAACAGCACCCCCTTTTTTATCAAAACAATTGTAATAATTGGCACCCCAGATAATTTGTTTGTGAGAAATTCTTGTCAATTCATTGAAATATTTTTTTTTTGGTATTTCATTATTCCACTTAACAATATTATAATTTCCGTCGGATTGCTGAAAATTTCCAATGCCATAAGGGGGATCAACTATGCAAAGATTATATTTTTTATCTTCACATAAATTCATAAAAATATTACAATCCATATTAAAAAGTATACCAAATTCATTTTCGTAATATGGATATTTTTCTTTCAGCTCTTTATATTCCATGCTTATACCTTTTCTTTAGTTCCCGATGGATTGTCGATTAGTTCTAATATTTGGGTTAAGTCTCGCCTGCGATCGTCTATATCTGCAATTAAGCTATGAGTATCACACATATAACCTTGTAATGATCGTAGGTATTCTATGATCTTATCTTGTTGTTGGTCGGATTCTTCAAGTTTGGGTATAATATAATTACAAAAATTTTTATTATAATCTAAAAAATCTGGTCTATTTAAACTTTCTCTTAAATCTTTTATAAGCCCTTTTAGCATCATTTCACCTCTTGCCTATTATAGTTGTATTATCTGATTATCAAATAATATTTACATTTTATAGACAATTTATTTTAGCCATGTTATAATCCCCCAAATCGCAAGTAGGAAATATATCAGAAATAGAAACGACTGCGCATAAATCTTTTTTTTGAAGTCAATTATCATCCATGCAAAATTAGTGCATATCCAAATTGCAAAACATACAGGCAGTTTATAGATGTTTAAGACAACGCCTATAATTGAAAATATTGCAATTACCCACGCGTAATGTTTTTTGACTATATTCCGCAAGCTCAGCCACAGCCAAGCCCTTTTCGTTCGTACAAAAAAGCTATTTGTTAGTAGTACTCTATACATTTAATTTACTCCTTTATTTCGGAAATTGTTGAATCAGCGGTCTATCAACTATTTTTTGCAAGCTGTTTTTCTCAAAGTACGGTATATTGTTTTTCTCACAATGCTTTCTAATATCTTCAATCCATTCTTTTTTTGGAATAACTTTATCTTTTCTATTGCCGGTTTCCGCACCTACTATTACCCAGTCAAAATCTACATACATTTTTATTGCAGTCATAATCGGCTCAATAGATACAAATATTTTATGCTGCTGGTCGAACTTAGTATCAAATATTAAATTTGCAAAAGCATTCATTCTTTCTTGATTTGTTATTGTAGTTCCTAACCAGCAATTATTATAAAAATCCCAGTCATCATAAGTGGATGCAAACTTTGTCAAAAATAAAAATTGATGTTGCGGATAGTCTTTAATTTTGTTTAATATTTTTCCCATCCAGTCGTCCTGCCAAAAAGCAATATCACTCATCGAATTAACAAATATTCTGGATGGCTCTTTTGGAAACTTTTTGTTAAAGTTGTTTTCCATCCATTCAGGATTATTCCAGTCTTTTATAATTTTAAAACGATCGTTTATTTTTCGTGCATAGCAAAACTCGCAATTATTTTTGCAACCCCAAACTGGATTCCATGTCATATCACACCATTCAATTTTTGTATGTTTCATCTTTCCCCCTTCCTACGATCTAAACCCTCTAAATATATAACGTCGGTTACGTTGCTTAGACGACTGGCTATTGCCTCAGCACTTTCCATGCAGTCTTTTATTAACAAAAGATGTTTGTTAATAAACATTAAGATAACGCAGGTGATACACACCTGTATATTATAGCCTCATGGCTTAATATAATAATATAAGCGGGATTGATTCATTATGGACAACCCCTTAAACCACGCCTTGACATTATCGACAAGGACTTGTCCCCAAATTATAATAACATAACATCTATTCAATGTCATTACGATTTACATCTAAAATAAACACCAAAAAATTTAAACATTTATTATAAAAATCTGTAAATATTATTTCGTCCATTTCACTAAAGGCAATTGACGATATTTTATAACTAATACTGCCGTCTGGTTTAAGTTCTTCTTCCAGCGGTAAAAATAACCACTTGCAAATATAAATCAAACTATAACTATCCTGCTTAAATCTTATCCGAATAGCCTGAATTGCAAGCTCGCTAATATCAAGCTGTATATTAAACACTTGTCTTGCCAGCTCCCAGCGTTGTATCAATTTTTCAAATATATTATTTTTACAACAATCATTAGAAATTGCAAATAATTTTGAATGGTGCAAAAGATTGCGAGGTTGTGATATTTGAGCCTTAACCTCACCGGATATTTTATTTAATATTTCTTTTCCCTTTTCAAATTTAGGTACAAGGACATTATTTATACCATTGTCATAAGCATATTTAGAAGATGTCTTAATAAGTATTAAACTTGTCTTTTTCATATTTTTATTCCAAATAATCGCAATTTAAACATAATTCATAATTACAATTATTATTATGTTCGCATTTTTTTATATAATTTTTTAAATAAATCCAAGAATAATCTATGCCTTTTTTTGATCTAAAAATTCTTTTTCTTATAGGAATATATCGTTGCTTTTCGTTTAATTTACATTGCTTGCATCTAATATAGTCGTCAATGTCTAAGGGATTACCGCAAACTTTACAAAGTTTATTTAATTTTTTATTTAATCTTTCTTTTCTTCTTTCGATGCTTTCTTTATCTTTTTTTATAGCGTTTTTATTACCGTATAAATAAATTAAAATTAAATCAGATATATCATTAAAAGTTTTATCAGAATTCCAAGTAATATTTATATCATCAATTATTATATTTTTCATAATTTCCTTTTTAATAATCGCCTGTTTATCGGCACAGGCAAGCCGTGAAGGATTTATGATTACCTACTCGTTATTTTTTACATAAAATTTTATTGTGTAAAATTCTGTATTATCAATCAAATGCCCAGGACTTAGTCGCTTGCCTTTAGTGTTTGCCAACATCCACAATATAGCAACTATTTAATTATCAAAATGATATGTCATCATCGTAGTTTTTAGAACATCTTTTTGTATCGTCCCACGGATCCTCTTGCTGGTATTCCTTAGTCAATCCGCTTGCTTGACCCTGTGGCTTGTTATAATCTTTTGCATCAAGAAATTGTACACTGTTAGCATTGATGATAACCTTTGACCTTGCTTGATTCGTTGTCTTATCAGTCCATCGTTGCTGAATAAGTTTACCCTCAATAGCAACCATGCTTCCTTTTTTCAAATACTTACCGCAATGTTCAGCTTGCTTATCCCAGACTTGAATATCAAAATATGATACCTCTTTTTTCTCGCCGTACCCATCGTTATAAGCTATTGACATTGAGGCAACAGCCTTCCCGGTAGAAGTATACTTTAATTCAACATCCCGTACCAAATTTCCGATTATTATTGTTTTATTTATTCCCATATCATTTACTCCTTGCATTGATTATCGTAGAAATATTATAATTACGAAAAAGAATATTTGTGCTTTCAATATCATTTAGATCATACATATCACGAAATTCTCTTGCCTTTGCTTTACCTTCCCCAACTGTTTTACATGATTTTATTGATTTTCTCCAAATATCAAGATCATAACTTGTTATATCTTTTATACCTCTCATTTCATAGCCTCCTTCAATGCCATTTCGTCACAAAATCTTTTTATCTCACATGTGTCAATATTCATCACATAACCCCCTTTGGCAATTCATCGTCTTTTTCTTTTTCACTTTCAAGCAAAAATTCTGGAACTACTTCGCTATCAAGTATATTTTCAATTTCTTTATAACTTTTTTCAATTTCTAAAACTTTAACTTTGTCAATACTATATTCTTTTTCGCTATACAATTTTTTATTTTTTATTTCCTTAAAAAAGTTAATTTCTTCGTCATTCATTACTTTTTGGAATGGTCTGCCTATTTCTAATAATTCATTTTTTCTGCGTTCCGAGTCTGATTTTTCTGAAAAGCCTATTGCCGTTGGTTTTTCTTTACCTATGTTTTGGCTAACGTTTTTTAATATATTTTCAGTTTCATTACTGAACTCTGGTATTTCTTCAAGCTCGGTTTCATCTAATATCCCGAGTCCACAAATACTTAAGGTTACACGCCTTTTTGCTTTTGTTTCACATTTCATTAGTGCGTTTGCAAGGTCGTTTCCTTTTAGGTTCATTATAGATAATGCCCCTGTGGCGATGTCTATCTTGCCTGTCTTATCCCGGGCTTTAACTTCGACAATATACAAATCTTTGTCAAAAGTTTTTTTTAAATCAATAATAGACACTCCGTTTAATTTTCTTAACTGATCAGTACATTCCTTTTTTGCATATAGCCTCTCTTTTCCTTGTAGCTTTATTATGTCAAACGGTTGTGTAACTGAATTCAATCCAAGCGAATCACAAAACATATTATAATATTTTACTTTTTCATCTGGTTTAAGCTGGCTAATATCACCATTCAATACAATATTTGCAATTATGCTATTTTCTTGCTCCGTCTTCATTATTTCACTCATGTATTTCTCCTTTTATAGCTTTTGACAATTTTCCCTTATGAAATTTGATACTGCCGTTAATTTTATTTTAACTTCCGATAATAGATGATTGCTTTCATCTGAATTTAATTCTGGCAATTCCATTTTATCAATACTATTAGCAAGGGTTATCAGTTTATTTTTATCCGGCATTAACGATGCTTGCCTTTGTTTTTCTGCTTCTTCGAGTTTTGCTTTCTTTTCAGCTTCTTCTTTTGCTTTTTGTTCATTTGCAATTCTTAATCTCTCGGCTTCAAGTTTTTGTCTTTCTGCTTCAATGGCTTTTCGTTCAGCTTCTTCTTTTGCGAACCTTATAGCATTTTCTTTTTCTTGTTTTTCTTTTTCTTTTTTTATTTCAATCTCTCTTAATTCTGCCTCTTTTTTCAATCGTTCATTTTCAGCTTTAATTTTTTCTCTTTCTTCAATCTCTGATTTCTCTCTTGCAAGCCTTTCAGCTTCCGCTTGTTTTTCAGCTTCAATTTTATTCTTATGATTTGTTTTTGAAGTTTCTAAAAGAATATTAAACGCCGCATCTGGCATATTAACAAGGTCAAAAAACGTACCATCAACCTCACATTCAGCAAGCATGTTAAATCTCTCAATCTTAATCTTTTCAAGTCTCGCTTGCTCAATTCGTTCAACATATTTTTCTTTTTCTAATAGATCATTTTCAATCGGCTGTATAGTTCCTGCAATTAGATTGTAGCAACCATCAATGAAACGCCCCTCGACTAATATGTTTTCCTTTAATGACTTTTTTACTTTCTCGGCATTGACTCGAATATCTTTTAGCCTTAATCTAATTGTTCTTGCCTCTTGCATTTCTGCTATTTGGGAAGCGTCTTTAATTTCAATAGATCTTGCCTTGACTTCATATTCCGATACCTGATCGAAAAATTGATTAAATTGATCCATTACAACCTGTGCTTTAGGTTTTTCCAATGGTATTTGTTCTGTTAATTTTACTAACTCATTATTCATCTTATTTCTCCTTTTATTATTTTACTATACTTAGTGTAATTGTATAGTTTATTTAAGATTTATTTACAGTTAATATTTAGCTTTTAATATTAATTCCCATTCATCTGGATTTGTTAAGTCTTTTGTAGTTACGGCAGTTACCCTGTGGCCATAATTTGAATTTACTAAATATGTATCTCCTCCTGATTTATGACGGATTATATCGCCCCTATCAAGTTGATTGAAATCTTTAATATTCATAATTCCCCCTTATAAGCAATCTTGTTTATAGATAATTCGGTTTATATATTGTTTCAAGTCCATCTGGATATATAACTTCTGGACTCCCCCGACTTTTCCACATAAGATATTTTTTCACAGAGCCTTCATTTTCTTGCCTGCCGAGTTCTATATAATCAGAATTAAGTTCATATGCCTTTACTCCAAAAGGCTTTGAAAATTCAAATGTCAAAAATATAAAGATTGTCTTTTTGCCTGTTAGTTTTGCATAGCCATCGGCATACCACGCAGACTGTCTATAGTATTTATATCGTTTCACACTATATTCAAAATCAAGGCAATTCTCTACCTTTTTTAAGTCAAATAAAATATTAACATTTTCAGTTTCAAAGGCAATGTCAACACGCCCTTTTTTTTGTATAACCTCATTATCAATCACATCTTCCCAAAAGATCGATACTTCTTTCTGTGAATTATTCAGAATATAATCTACTGATATGTTTTCAAACAGATTATAAGCTCTCATGTTTTTTGAGATCGATTCCAATATTTCTTTATAGTCAAATTTCAACAATTCTTTATCCGGTAATTTCGCATTAAGTTCTTTATACTCTTTGCTTGCCTTTGATTTTATAGTGTCCGGCATGAAATAATATTTATTCCAAAAGTCATTTGGCTCTAAAATATATTTATGAGAAACTGTGCCGTCATTCATTGCCGGAGTTGTTTCAATACCTATCTTTGAATGGACAGGCGATCTATCAAAGTTAATCAGAAAGCTATTTGACAATCCTTCTGCTTTGAAGTATTCTTTCTCATTTATTTGTTTTATTTCGTTCATTTATTTGTCTCCAATAATTTATTGTATTTTTCTTCAAGCTCTTTGTAAGCAAATTCGTATAAATCTATGATTTGATTAAATTCTAAATCTGTTATAATATTAATATCTTTCTTTGAATAACATCTATAATCATTTATGAGTTTTAACATAAAAACTTTATATTCTCTCGCTTCTTCAATTTTGCTTTTTGTGTTTTCGGCTTTATTCTCAATGCAATTAGTGCAAACTTCTTTGCTTTCCATATTACCTATTATTTCATTTATTTTATAAGCAAATTCCCTAATAGCACCCGTCCATTCATATTTTATATCTAATTTTTCTATGCTCATTTTATTATTTCTTCCCATGATTTTTATGTAGTTCTATTTCCATTTCATATTCAGAATAAGTATTTTCAAAATCACCGTCTGTTATCCATGATATTATATTTATAAGTTTTGTATTTTCTTTTATCATCTTTTCCTGCTCTTGCAATGCTTTTTCAAGGTCGGGTAAATATTTATTATGCTCTTCTATAATCGTATTAAATACATATTTTTCAATCTCTGTCTTTGGATAATATCTCATTTCGTCTTGAAAATATTTAATTCTATCTTTCATCTTTTCAATAATTTCTTTTAATGTCATTTTATTTTACCTCTTTTTAATTTATTTAATGCAAAACACATTAATTGAAATGATTTTTTTTCTTTATTAGTTTTTAAAAATTCCTTATAAATTTTTGATTTAAAAATTTTATTTATTGTTTCATCATTTATCATTTCTTATTCTCCATTTCTTCGGATATTTCAAAAGCCTTTTTGATGGCTTCAAGTTTTGCTTCATTTCTTGAATAAAAATCATACCCACTTTCATCATAGAAATTTTTCATTCTTATTGTATATAACCAATGTTCGATAAAATCATCTGAACATTTATCATAATTTATTATTATCCCCTGTTCATCAAAGAACTTTTCAATATCACAATAGCAATAATCAACTTCAAGAAACCCATCTTTAAAAACTCCATTATATTTTAATAGATGATAACCACCAACTATACAATCAGGGTCAAGATGTTTTTTAATCTTCATGTAACCCTTTGGATATTTTTCTTTTATCTCTTTCCAAAATTCAGTATCAAACATTTTTTAACTCCTTTAATTTTTCTAAAAACTCATTATGCTTTTCTAACTGATATTTATAAACTTTTAATATTTCTAAATTGTTTTTTACAACTTTTTCTTTCATCATATTTTTCATATATGTTATATATTTTTTTTCATACCTTTTTATAACAACTTTTAATTTATAATCAGAAATTTCTATCGGGCATCGTTCAACTATATTCCCATTTAACATTTTTTCATAAATTTTAAATACATAAAAATCAGGCGAACCTTCATTCGACTGCAATATTAATGCCTCTATATAATCTTCATAAAAATCAACTCTAAAAAGCTCTTTATTTTTTATCATTTATTTTTTCTCTTAATATTTCAATTATTTTTTCCGTTATATCTTTGCCTACATTAAGCCCGAGTTCATCTCCGTGTTTTTGACAAAAGCTTAATATTTCAAACCATTTATTTGAACCGTATTTAGCGTTAGCATATTTATCTTGCAATTTTAATATTGCCTCTTTGCTTAATTTTAGTTTTCTTTCTAATCCTTTATATTCTTCTTCAATCTGTTTTATAAGCTCTTGCATTTTATCACTCCGTAATAATTTTCTTGTTTTCTTACTATATTTTATAATAGAATTTAAAAATTCAATCCTGCTTATTTTATGGAATTTTTCATAAAATAAATTATTTTCTTCAATATAAATTTCATTTTCAATTCCATTTAACAACCTATATAAAAACTGCATATAAATTTTATTATCCATAAATAAACTCCTTAAGTTAAAATAATAGTTGCTATGGTAAGATTCGTTTCTTACAACGCTTCAGCTACGATCGGCAATAAATACTTATTCGTCAATAAGCCAGTAGCACACTTTCGATTTATTGCGTCTACTCATAGCAACTATGTATATACTATACCACTTTTTATCGTGTTATTTAAAATATTTACAAATAATTTAATAGTTTGCTTATTTCATAGGCTTATGGTTATTGCCTATAACTTTTATTATCAATTGCCAAAATATCAGTTGTATTATACATTCGGTTATGAATAGCCTTTGCAATATCTTTATCATAACTTGAAATAGCGGCAATGAAATCTTCAAGGCTTGAATTGCTTGTAAAAATCATCTTTTCTTTATTCTCATTTTTATGATCAATTAAAGCATAATATATTGGCAATAGATATTTTAACCGGCTGTCGTCTTTCAGTTTATATACATCGTCAATAGATAGGAATCCCTCAATGTCGGTTAAGTATGAAAATTTAACCTCTTTTACAATCCGCATTAAATATATTTTACCTTTCATTATTTGATTTATTCTTATTGATTGTAAGGCAGATGTTTTTCCATTCCCATTTACATTAGACCATATCCATAAAAATACTTTATCATTATTCATAAAGTCATGTAATATTTTATTTTGCTTTTCAAAAAACACATTATACCAATAATCCTGTGGTATTGATTTTTTTATTTCAGATATTTTATAGTTTAATTCTTCAATTTTTTCTCGAATAGTCGCAGCATCTATATTATTTATTTTTTGACAATCACAAATCAGGTTTAAATCAAAATTTCCCATTTTAGTTTCAAGCGTCTTTTGGATATACCCATTATTACATTTATCACAAAGTTTAATTTTAGATAAAAGCTCTTTTGCAGATATTAACTCTTTACTCAATTTATTTAGCATTGTTTATACTCCAGTCGTCTTTATGTTCTATTTTATCTAACTTTAATGACTCTACTACCCATTGATTTATAGCTCCATAATCTGATTTATATTTTTTCCCATGAGCTAATTTATAGCTTGATAGTTTATTTAATATTTTGATTACATTGTCTTTTGAATATTTTTCTAATAGGACGTCGTATTGTTTACGTGTTATTTTTATATTATCTATATCTAAATTTAATTCTAACTTTATATCTAACTCTAACTCTGGTGTAGTTTTGTCGGAATTTTCTCCGACATCTGTCTGGACATTTGTCTTTTTATCTTCTATCATTACTCGATATTCTCTTTTTCTATCCGCTTCATTACTGGAAAGTCCTATAAAATTCTGTATATCTATCATAAACATTTCGCCAGTATCAAGAATTTCAATAATATCTAATTTTACAGCATTGTTTATTGCCTCTTTTACATGAGCTATATCATGATTTAATACATTTGATAATATTTGTATTTTTGACGGGTCATAAGGTATTCTATCTGTCATCATAAGTTTGCCATTATATTTTAATGATTTTAAATATAACTTCATAATTATATTTGAATAAATATAACCATTCTCCATACTCTCTAAAATTTTCACATTATCCCGCTCAAAATAATTTTCTTTTAACTTTAAATAATAATATTTTTTATAATCCATTTATCCCCCCGTTATGCTTTTATGTTTAATTAAATTACCTTTATTCGTCTTTTAATTGTTCTGCATATTGTTTTAAATAATAAGAGTCTTCTTCAATTCTATCAATTAATAATTGTTTATTTTCCGGAAGTTTAAATATTTTTGATTCTGAAAAAGTCCTAACATTAGATACGTCGCTTTCTTTTAATTTTACACGATACGCATTTAGTCCGTCTATTTTATCAACAATAAAAGCTTTAAACGGGCAACACGGCGGGTCATAAACCCAAACAATTTGATTTTTTTCTAACATTCTATTCTCCTACAAAATAAAAAAACCTACTTAATTGAGGGCTCTCTTGCGAGATTGGTACACACCCTCAATCAAATAGGTTTAATTGTTTTTATGCTGTACCAATAGCATTATTTATACTTTATTATATTGTTTTTTATTTGTCAAGAAAATTAACCTCTCTTTAATAATTTTTCGATATAAATTAATCCCTTTGGGGTTACTTTCGTTACTGATATAGTTTCGCCTGTTTTCAAGGTTTTATATCTTATCGTAAAATAATCATTATCACAAAACTTTTGATACGGTTCATTATTCGACATTAATACATTAGAATCTCGTAGAACTTTGAATAGTTTATTTCTACCCGTGTTAAGTGATTTTGCTATATTAGACATTGAATATAGACCGTCTGAGTCGATTAAAGCATTATAAGTATCTATCTTTGGCTTATCTTCTTGTATTTTATATTCAAGTATCCGAATCTTTTCTATTGCTTTTGCATATCCAATAGCAATGATCTCATCATCTGATTTAATTTGATTGTTTTTAAGCTTATTCTCACATTCAATAAAATACAATCTTGCCTTTTTGCCCTTATCGTTGTTTTCAACCATACTTAATTGTTTTGCCATTTCAATTGAAATATAATAATCAATCTGTGTAGCTTTACCAATCACAAATTTGTGAATAGTATAATCAAGTTCTTGAATAAAATCATATTGTTCTATTCTCTGTTTTATCCAATCTGAAAACTGTCTTTTGTTTTCTAAATAACAATGAAATTCTCTTGCATTAACAGTTTCAATGCCATTTTTGTTTTCAATCTTAATTAATTCATTCATTCTAACCTCCACAAAATAAAAAAGCCAACCTTGATGAGTTGACCGTTATAACAAGCCTAAAACACAAAACCTATTATAAACCCTCATCAAGATTGACTCTTGATTATTGTGTTTCATATTGATATGGCGGTCAGACCATATTGGCAGAAATGGGAGTCGAACCCAATATCGCAGGGCTTATGAGACCCGCATGATTATCCGTTTCACCCTCCTGCTATTTTTTTTATATATTATTTATTATTATTTGTCAAACAATATTATCAAATAAATTTTTATTATCATTTTTTATTTTTTCTTCAATACTTTTTAAATTTTTTACAGCAGTATCAAAATATGATTTTTTTAATTCAATACCTATTCCTTTTCTTCCAAATTTCAATGCCTGAAATATTTCACTACCAATACCCATAAACGGAGTCAAAACAGTTTCATTTGGATTGCTATACAATTTTATACACCGTTCAATCGTCTCTAATTGTAATGGGCATATATGCTTTTCATCTTCTTTTTCTCTTGCATGATAATATTGTAATGTTTTAGTTTCAGATATACCCGTCCATATTCCGTGCGCCCATTCTATCCATGTATCGTTATTCATTTCTTCATTTTTTACAGGGTTTATTGGTATTTTATTTTCTCCATCTTTTTTAAATATTAAAATTTGATCTATTAAAGCCGGTCTTAAATCAGATGAATCTTTATGTAATTGTTTGAACGCTAAACATTTTGAATGAATTCTTATACTTTGCGCTTGTGGATTTTTCTGAATAAACGCTCTTCCATAAAAAGACCATCCTAAACTTTCGTGTAATCGTATTAAATCCCCGGGAAAGTCTTTTACTCCAATATATCCATCCTTTTGCGCAAGAGCAGGAATATCCATACAATGTACACACGATAATCTTCCCTCTTTTGTTATTCGTAATAATTCTTTAATTATAAAAGAATATTGCTGATAAAATATATCTTTATTATTACAATTTCCCAAATCTCTATCACTATCAGAATATACAAATAAATCTACAAACGGCGGAGAATAAACAGTTAAATCAATACTTTCATCTTCAATCTGTTTTAATTCCTCACACGAATCACCATAAATAGCAGTAAAATTTTCACCTTTAATAATTTCACTTTTGTATTCTTCTTTCATTTCAATTTCTTTCATTTTTAATTCTCCCTCTTCATATCGTTTAATATGTTCAATTAAACCTTTTTTTAGTCTTTTAGCCTGTAAATCTTTTCTCATAATATTATCTAAAATTTCTAATTCAAAGTTAGTTAAAACAATATGAACATTAACATCTTTAAATTGTCCGAATCTCCATTGTCTTCTTATACATTGATAAAACATTTCCCATGAGTCATTCAATCCGAAAAATATCATATTATTACTTTGCTGCATATTAAGTCCGAATCCGGCTATTTTCCCTTTTGTGAGTAGTATATTATATTTTTTATCTTGAAAATCTTCAAACATTTTTATTTTATATTCTAAATTATCATCCCCTTTAACTTCAATACAATTTATATTTTTTTTAATTTCTTTTGACTCATCCTGTAAAGTACACCATATTATATACTGTTCATTTTGGTTTATTATTTCTTTTAACTTTTCAATTTTTTCTTTTATGTTTTTTCTTTTATACTCTACCCTATCCTCTAATCCTTTTAATCCTGAAAAAAACAAACTTTCATTATCTGGATTAAATTCAATATCTATAATATGTTTTATAATATTTAATTTTGGAAGCTTATAATCATATTTATAATTTAAATCTTGAGGTTCTGTAAAACAAATTGCCCAAGATGAAAGCCATTCATAAAACTTGTTTTCCGCATGATGTTTTAATCTCCATTCTTGACCACCTTTATTGCTGCCTTTTTTATAAATTAATTCTCCGTTAAATTCTTCTGTGTGTTCTTTATTTGCATTTATAAAAAACATTGCAAGCATCTCTTGATAAGTGCATATATTTAAAAATTCAGCATGATTCCCTATTTCAACATTATCATTTGGAGCAGGCGTTGCCGTGCAAGCCATTTTATATTTTATGTTTTTGCATTTTTCAATTATCTTTCTTTTGTATACACCTGATATTGATTTAATAATTGAACTTTCATCTAAAATAATTGTATTAAAAAAATTAAAATCAAAATTATCAATCATTTCATAATTCGTTATAAATAATAAATTATTATCAATTTCAATTTCATTTCTTACATATTTTAAATCAATATCAATTTTTTTTGCCTCATTTACGGTTTGCCTTGCTACTGATAACGGACTTATTATCAATGTTTTTTCGTTTAATAATCTTGCATATTCTAATAATATAAAAGTTTTACCAAGTCCCGTGTCAAGAAAAATTGCACATTTACCTTTTTTGCACGCCCATAATACAACATCTTTTTGATAATCAAATAATTTATTATGTATGTTATTTTTATCAATATCTTTACCTTGAGAAATTATTTTTGTATTTTTCTTTTCCAAAAATTCTTTATATTCCATGCCTTATAATCCCTTTTAATTATTTATGTCAAACTGTTTATAATTCATATAACACCTTAAAATTTATTTTTAACTTTTGCAATAAGTTTAAAACTTTTTACAATTAATTTATAAAAGTTTTTTAGTTTTATAAAAACTTAAAATAATGATAGTTGATTTTCATCTGGTATATTCATTGCCTGATCTAATATGTATTTTGCAATTTCGGGATTAACGCAATTCCTTAATACAGTTCTTTTATTAGACACTTTTTTATTTTTTATATCAATACCATAAAGAACCTCTTTGCCAGTTATATTATTATGTTTTCTTTTATCTGTTATATCCTTAGGTTCAATCCAAAAATTACACCAAAAATAATGACGATGTAATATAATGCTTGGTTGAATAAGAGGATCATAATAAGGCTTAACGTTTTCTATTACCCATTTAGTTTTATCTGCATATTGCATTAATAATATTATTTCTTGATATAATTTTAAATCAATATATCTTGCTTTCATTCTATTATGTTTGCCGTCCCATCCTTTTGGAACACTTGTATTTATTATAGAATGAGTTTGGCACGGTGGGCTCGACCAGATAAAATCAAACTCTTTGTAATGATCTAATAAATATTCATGTGCATCTGCGATTATCACGGTATCATTTGGGAAAAAGTCTTGATATATTTTAGCAATATCGGGGTTTATTTCAATCGCTGTTATTTCGTGGTCATTTGACCAGAGTTTACGATTTCCGCCTACACCTGCAAAACAATTCAGAATGTGCATTTTTATTCCTTTTAAATAAATTCCCATTGATTCACGACTCAATGGAGAAAGCCGCTCTGAAGGGTTTTTATGACCAATATATCACGGTCATTATAATTAATATTATAGCATAAAATATTGATAGCTTATATATTAGTTTCATTTAATGTTTCCTTTGCTTTATAAGATTAAAGTATTTCAAAATCACCTTCCATAATTTGCCAATAATCTTGATCTTTATATGGGCTTTCTTTGGGATCAATTTTTACATAAATACTATGCCCTTTAGTTTCTTCTATAACTTCCCGAACTCCACTTTTCCCAAAAGGTAAAGCGTTTTTTACCATTGCGTATTTTTTATCGCTCATTTTTTGCCTCGCTTAATATTTTTTAAAAATATATCAATACAAGCAAATTTAAAACTTTCAAGCATTGTATGCCAGCCTGAAATTTTAACCCACCAATTTTTATTTACTTTCATGTAAAACCCCCATTATTTTATTATATAATTCATTTTCAAAATATAATATATCTTGTTTCCATTTTCCATCAAAAAAAACGTAATCAGATTCATACTGAAATTTATTATTCCCTCTTTTTTTTATAGTATTATAAAATATATGTATGTTTTTATATTTTACCGCCTCACCAAATTTATTTGATTTGCTTATTTTGTCTTCATTTATTTTATAATCATATATTTTTTTTTCTATACTTTTCATTTATATCTCCAATAATCTTTTAAAACCTCATTATGATAGCGATCTTCAATCTCTTTTGCAAATGCTTTTTCTTTTTCTGTATATAGTTTTATTAATTCGTCAAACACCTGCTTACGTCCTATTTCAATTCCAATTTGCTTTCCTTCATTGAATGATTTTATTTCATCAATGCTTTGTTGTACTGTTTTCATTTTATCTCCCATCGTGCCGCGGATATTATATCGTTTAATTCCGGGACATCTTGTTTCATTTGAATTTTCAATAGGGCTTTGTACATCTTGTGCATCAAATCGCTTTGACGACATGCGAACGGAAGCATTTCGTTGAGCACAAATAATATGTCTTTTCGTTTTTTGATAAGAATTTTTCTATTAAATTCCTGACAATCATAATTAATATTAAGTTTAAAAATTTCTTCTTCTAAATCAGATATTTTTTTTTCAATAATCTTTTTCATATAATTCCCCTTCAATCATAATTGCTACGCCATTCGCCCGATGTAAATTCTGCAGACAGTTTCGCGTTACTTATTTTTATATCTAATAAATCGACATTAAAAAATCTTTCAGATAATTTTTGATAAATAAAACACGGTATATCTTGAGCATGCCTGTCATATATAAAATATAATTCTATACATTTCTCGGGCATACTAAGAAAAAATGTTATTTCTCCAAGATGGAAATTCGGCATATCAACATCAAATGTTATGCTTTGCCTGTATTTCCGTTGCTCTAACAAGATCAATAATTTGTTTGTCATGACTGTCCCCTTGATTTGTTATTTTAACATTGAAATCTTTTTCTAAGCCGGATATAAAAGCTTTCTTATACAATCGATCATAAGTTTTTTGATCCATCATAAAATACCTTCTTTCTGCTTTTCAGCGACGCTTCAATTAAGAAGCGTTTCGTCTATTCAAGACTCATCAGGCTGACTGTTCTATTTTATAAGCATGTTGAATCATTACATTATACATGTGATCTTCTCCGGCTTCCTGAGTTCCAGGAACTCTCCATGCCTTTTTTAAGCGACTTACTTCTTTTGTTAATTTGCAGTTTCTTCGAAACTTATTTCGTTCTCTAATCAATTGTTTGCTTGTCATGATTATCTCCTTGATTTGTTATTTTAACATTCCAAAAAATTTTCCTCTTATTTTATCAGTTATAACTATTTTCAAAAAATCATTTTGAAAATCAATATAATAAGAAAATCGAAGCAATGTTATTGGATCAGCATTTTTAAAAAAATTAAACAATAATGCTCTTGCTTGTTTTTTCTCAGATTTTCGAATATCATCATTAAGTATTGCAACATCATTTCTAAATTCTTCCATTGCAATTTCACGATCAGTTACATGCGAAAGTTTCATATCAAATGCTTTCATATAATGCCTCCTTCAAAGCTTATACTTATATTATAATACGCATTTTGAAAAAAGCAAGAAAATTTACAAATTCCTTAATATATTTATTTTAAATAATATTGTTATACACTTGAAGCTGCGATAAAAAAAAGAAAAGAATTAGAATTAGAATATTATTAACACAAAAACACTCCGTACAATCAATCCTCATGCAATATAGGCATTATAACACGCCTATCGGCAACATATCCTCATTTACAAAATTCATGTAAAAAAACAAATAATTCTGTCATTAACCAGTAGTCATAATTTGTTTTCATGGTTTTTTTATTAAATATTTTATTTAGCAATTTACATTTCTTGCACTTCATATTTTTTTTACCTTTATTTTCCTTTTACATTTTATGCAATCTCCATCTGGCAATCTTAATTCTCCATAATTTTTACTATTATAATCCTTATTATGAGAGGGAAAAAGAGTAAGCATAAAACCACACCGACTTTTAAAAACAGGTATTTTAGACTCAGTGTCAAGATGATAGAAACAGTTCTTACCCTTATATTTTATTATTTCATTGTTCATTTTATTTTACCCCATCTTAATAAAAAAAATATTTCATAGTTCAATTGGCATACTTTATCTTTTAATTCATTACTATGTTTTATATAATGATTTAACTGATTATTTTGTATTGAACAAATAGAAAATAAAGCTACAACTATTATAGTTATAGCTATCGAATAAAATATTAAAAATAATATCATTGTATTATTTCCTCCCATGATTTATTTTTTCTAAAACAGATAAAATTCTTTCTCTAAAATAATTTTGCATTTTGCAGGTAGGTGTTATATGAACAACGAAATAATCATTTAATATTTTTATCATCTCTTCCTGCAATTCATTTGCTTTTTCAAGGTCGGGTAAAACGGCATTAATACAATCTCTATACCCCTGCTTATAATCAAAAGATTTTATTTCTTTTAATTTTTTTTTATCTTCTTTTAATTTTTCAATAATTTCTTTTAATATCATTTTAATCTCCTTAATATTTTTTGTACATAGAAATCAAGAATTGGATATAATATTATGCTTATAATAACAGCGGAAATAATTTTCATTATTATTTCGTTCATATTAACTCCTTATTATATTATATAATAACACATTTTTATCAGGTTCCAAAAAAATTTACAAATATTTACAAAAAAAACGCCAGACAAAAGCCCAGCGTTTTTAAGAGAAAAAAATCTATAAAAAGTAATCACCAAGAAAACCCGCCCCCAAACATGACACCGCCGCCTTGATTTTCATAAACTTTTGCGTAAGCTCCGGCTGATAATTTTCCTGTTAATAATTTGCCTCGAAAATATCTATCATAAGTTCCGCCGACCAATATCTCTGGCGAGAATGTTTTGTCTATTCCGCCAGCTGCAAATAACGATATACCATGAAGTTTATCTTTTTTAATTAATTTTTGTAAGTCTTCTATTATTAATTTATCGTTATCAATTATGCTCATAGCTATTCTATAATTATCAAGTAGTTTTTTATATTCAATATCTTTTTGTTTATCCTGGAGTTTTACAAACTTTTCTATTGTTATCGGTTGTTTATTTTTCAATTCTTCGACTTGCTTATCCCGTTCAATAAGTTGTAATTCTATTCTTTGCAATTCTTTATTCTTTTGTATATTTTGATAATATAAATAAGCTCCAAAAATTCCGCAGGCTATTAAAATAATAAATAATACTATTAGCAAAATGTTTTTTATATTTTCCATTTTTACCTTTTTAAAAAAAATACTCATTCCTTTAGCGTCCCAAAGGCGATCCCTGTTAATTCAGGTCGGAATAGTACGCATGAGACATGGAGTCGCAGAGGCGTTCCGAGTTATTTCTTTTTTTCAATAACCTTCTGTCCAATTTTACCACCAAATGCAAACCCTAACCATTCAATTATGCTTATATGATATTCAGAAAGTTTATTATATTTTAATCCAATTATACAAATAATAACAGCCATTATAAAACAACCAAAAGACATTAATCTAACCATAGAAAAATCTCCATCGTCGTTTTTTAAAAAATCAAATATTTTCATTCTTTTTAACTTCCTCTTTATACCCACAGTTTCTACATTTCAAAAATAATATCTTGAGATCTTCTTTCCTTACTACAATATCATATTTGCCATTATATCCACAAGCAGGGCATTTATAAAATCTTGTTAATTTCATTTTTAAATATTTCCCAAAGAGCCGGATTTTCTACAAACCATTTATGACAGTTTTTTCCTGTTATATCAAAATGTCTATATAAATTATCTATATTCAAATTATATTTTCTCAGCAAATATGCTGTTAACTCTGTTAACGAAAAATATGTTTCCGGAGTCATTTTTCCATCCCAATCTACATGACAGCATTCAATCCCCAGGGTACAGTTATTAGGGTGTTTTGAAAGTTTTTTTACCGAGTCAATATTATATTCAATAGCCCCTACATGATAAGCCATCTCTTCGTCCGGGATACATTGTATTACATCTCTATCAAGATTAATTATATAGTGAGCTGATCCATATCCGGATTTTCCATCTTTTCTATTTTCAAAGAAATTTCTATTTTGTATAAACGTAGTATTTGGATTAGCAACCCAATGTATTACAATCCCTTTTATTGTATTTATTTTTTTTGCAGGACGTGAAAAAGGGTTGATTGTTAAAAAATCTTTTTCTATTTTCATAGAAATTTCCTTAAATAACCCGTATACCAAAATACACGGGAAGATATACTACATGGTATATCCGATAATATATTGCCCTTTTATTCTGTTCTTTGGAGGCTCCAAATCGTCATCAAATAAAAGGGCTGGTTAATACTTAAATTATATATCTTTTATATGTTTTGTCAATTTAATTTACCATTTAACGCAAGATAAACCGTGAAAATAAATGCAAATAACAAAACAAATAAGCCTATTCCTATAAATAAACTTATTGCCATGTCTATAAAAATGAATATAATTGCAGATATTAAATCAATGATGCTTAATGTCATTATTAAAATCAATAATCTTTTTGCCATCATCTAAAAATCTTATCCCATATTCCTGTAATTTTTGTTAATACCCATGTTGCAATTAACCCTAACATAGACCACATTGTAATTACTTGAAATCTATTTATAGCTAATTTTGGAGCATTTTTTGAATGACGTTTTATATGATACTGAAATTGTTTATCAAGATCGTAAAAATCTTTTTCAATACATTCAATGCGAAACTCATGATTGTCTAACATTTCATTTCGCTTCTCAATTTTTTCCAATCTAACATCAAGTTTTGTAATTTCTTTTTGTATGAAATCAAACCGGATTGTTATTTCGTCTTTTATCACATCTCTTGTATGATTAATTTTTTGTTCGGCATCACTACGAAATACCTTTATGTCATCTTTTAATTCATCAATTCTTGATAGAATTATATCGTCAGTTCTTTTTGTCATTCTGCATTCCATTCTAATTTAATAATTTATTAACAAAATAAAATACATAGGTTAATCCCATCCACGAAAGGCAATGCCAAACATCTATTAACCCCATGTAATTTAATTTTATTTCTTTTCCAAATATACTAATTTTAGAATTTGAATAATCCCAAAATTTTTTAATCTTAAAAACATAAAATAATAAATACCCTAACCCAAACTCAATGCTTGTTATAATAACACTTCCTATAATGCAAGCTAATAATGCAATCCATATATTAGACATTTTAAATGGTATTAAAAATAACAAGTTTAACCATAGCCCAGCTATGCCTCCGCTTACAAAATGCCAAAGACTCGCAGGATTACTTGTTTTTAATTGTAATTTTTCACTCCAGGATTTATTAGAGAATAAATCCATCTGAATAAAATTAAAACAATTTTCAAAAAACAAATAAAAATTTCCATAAAAAATAAAAATTAATAATATTTTCATTTATATTTCCTTTATACTTTAATATTATACTTTGCAAAAGTATCTTTTAGCTCAATTTTTTTTGCATTAAAATTAACTTCATTTCCGATGTTTTGCATAAGCTGTGTTTTGATATTATCATAATCCGAAACTGCATTATCATAGTCATCATTCATATCAGTTAATTTTGCTTCATCACCGGAAGTCCAATCGTCTATTTCTGTTAATTGAATTTTCTTTTTTTCTTCTTCATTTATTTTATTTTTCATTTCAAGCAATTTTATTCTTGCTTTATTTCGAATTTCAACAACTTGCATTTCAGGTGTTTTAATTTCTGCTTTTCCATTATTGATATACAATTCATCTTTTGTATATTTATGTTCAATCGCTTCCGTATTACAATCAAATTCATCGCCATTACAAATTATAGAACTTCCACCTCGATACACTTTCATTTTTTCTGGGTATTGTATGAAGTCAATAATTTGGTCTGATTGTAATTTTTCAGAAATTGGAATTATGATATTTTCATTACCTCGTTTGACTTTAAATTTTGTAACCGCACCAACTTCAATGTCATTTTCTAATTTTTCATTTCTATTAATTTCAAAAAATTGCCCATTAGTTCGTTTTTTTATTTTCCATTCCATCTCTGAAATTGGAAGTTTAGTTTCGTCTTCTTGACATATATAATTTTCGTTAACTTCTGAAATTATTTTATTTTCTATTATTTTATAGTATTTCATTTTTTCTCCTTATATTGAAATTTCAAAATAAATATTTATATAGTAATCGTCCGTATCTAATAATGAGGCTTGTCCATCTGCTAAATAAAAATAGGCACTCCCCACATTCCCGGATTGCTGATAAAAATTATTACTATCAACTTCGAATGGAATTATCCCTGCTGCATTATTTCCACTTCCATAATATCCGGAAACTAACGGTAATAGTTGCATATCAGTATTACTTGCCGTTGTGTTCATAAAATTTTCAACTAAAAAACCAAAAAATGATACCCCCATATTATGAGTAATATTCCAATCCTGATTTTTGTTATTTCCACCGCCCTCATTGACTGCAAATGTTTGACCTGATCCACAAGTTCCAACTTCATTATTTACTGCCAATCCTGTACCAGTTACGAAACAAACTGTTAATATTCCGGCTGCGGCTGCTGGTTGACTATCATTAAGGATGAGTCCGCTGACTCCCGAAGCGAGAACATAGTGCTCTCCGGTGAGGTCACCCATTCCGCCTGATTTTGTATCGTAGTCAAAGTTTGCAAATCCTATCTTTACCGATGTCCAATCTTCTCTATTATACCAGCCTGATTCGATGCACATAGAATAACTTTCAACTAACCATCCAGAAGCAGTCGCAAGCAATGTAGCTTTATCACCTTTTTTAACTAATATCAATTTATCAAGGCTATACTCTTTAAATAGAATATTGCCGCCTTCTTCCGAGTTAATATAGCTTAATCCTAATCCTGTGTTTTGGAAAAAATATCGCTTACCTATATTGTCAGCGAGTGTTGGCAAATCGCCTTGTAATAGACCCGTACTTGCAGAGTGTGCAAAATGGAATTTTTTATAAACATCTGTATCCAATATTGTGAAGTCTACGTTAGAACTTAATGTTTTATCATTTCCGCCACTTATAATTAACCAATGGTCTAAAGCATTATCCCAATAAAGTCTTAATCTTCCAAATACGCTACCTATCGGCGGTACGCTATCATCTGACATTCTCAAACTTTTTGCGCCTAAGTAAGTTCCAGTTGTTTGTCCAATATTAACCGTTACGATTGTTGAAGTGTTTACAATAGCCCTGTCAATCTCTATAATCGCTCCGTTTAATAAAGCATAACTTTCAGCGACAGTCAACCCACTTGCGCCTGTAATCGGTGTCAACTCAATACTGTTTGCCGTTGCCGAGTTATCTTGAAAAGAAGCAGCCGCCACACCATTTATAAAAAGTCCTTGTGCATGTTGAGTTGTCTTAATTGACGAAAGAGTTTGACCTGATCTTGTAACACCACCCTGTAATTCATTTTTATGGTCGTTAAACTCTGCCGCTGTTAATTCTCCAGTTGCCCCCGGAGTTGAATCCGCTTTATCTGTTATATTTAACATTTATTCCTCCTATATTACCATTACTTCATAAACCCACCCACAATATGTAGGGAATATATCACCTAAAACTTTATCTAATAACTCCTCTGTTGCCGTTGGAATTGCTGGATCAAAAAAACTTACTGGAAAAGGCAAAGGAAATTGGTTGTTAGCCGCACTTCCTTCAACACCAACCTTAATATAAAATAAAAAATTACGTCTACCTTCAGATATTACAAATACCATAGGAAAAGTAAAAGGAAATGCCGAAGGTGAAGGCCTGTCTGTTGCTCTCTCAATTTCTATTTGTAATCCCGTCATTATATATATATAATTTTCAAAAGTTGAATACTCATTAAAACTTGTATAATTCGCTAATTGAAAAACAGGATATTTAGAAACTTTTCTTTTTACTGCGTTTCTGCGGCCTTCAACATCTGTCAATCTCGGTATAAGTTCAGGTATTTTAACGCTCGTTTCCCAGTTTTCTAACAATTCATTAGCAGTATCAATATTTACATTTCTTACTAAATCTTCAATTAAACCACTAACTATTTTAATAGGCATTGACAAACAAAGTAAAAGTTTATAAATCCAACTTGTAGAGTCAAATCTATTAGCCGTCAATTTACCTTTTGGCATTGATTGAGCCAGATATTTTTGAGACTGCGAATCATTAAATTTTTTAAAAGAATTAAAACTTTTCAACTAAATGTTACCGTCCCTCTTACAAATATATCGCCACTATCTGCAACCTGATCGGCAGCCGGAGCGGTCATTGTATAATCTGTCAAAAATGCACCTGTTGAATCTTGTATCTGATCCAAAAAAGACTCTATTGTATTCAGTTTTATATCTTGACTAACATCCGCATTATCTATAAAAAAGATCGTTAATTGTTCGCTTATCGCATTTTGCATTGTTATTGTATTTGGTGTAATAGATGTAAATGTAAAATCAACAGCTTCGTCATTTGGAGCTAATACAAACAAATTAGCTTCTGATGTTTGAGTAGGCCAGTTCCCATCTGCTATAATTTGAGCTTTTGTTTCTGCTAATTTTGCAGCACTCGGTATAATGGAAGCATCATTGTCTCTTAATACATATACAACCGTTTCACCTAAATTTGGCAAATATCCAGCCGTACCTCTTGTGCCGCCTGTTACTACAAATCCGTCATCATCAACGGCGGGTCTTAATACATAGACTCTTGTATTCCCAGCAACTTTTTTAGCAGAATATTTTATCATGCTTTCAGTCGATATACCAACAGTTAGTGAATGAGACTCCCCCGTTCGCTCTCTATAGTCATCAATTTCTTCTTCATCAATACCTCCGTCAATACTATCAACTCCAACATAGACAGTATCATCTATGTCAACTACATTTATTTTTAAAGTTCCGCCTGCCTCAATATTGACATCGCTTCCAGTTTCAACACTCTCAAGGTCAAGTAAAGCGTATGTACTTGTATAAACTCCCGTGTCTGTGGTTGCCGGACTTGAATCAACTTCATAAGTAAAGGTCTCGGAATCCAAAACAGTTATAATAAAAGTTCCATTGTATTCAGGCTGAACTGCCCCTGATATAACAACTTCAATACCAGTAGACAACGAATGTTCGGAGTCGGTCTCTGCCGTTACAATGCCAGCACTTTCTGACAAATCGACATTGCCCAAATATGTAATTACATAACTATCTTGAGTAACTATAAAATTCTTTCCTCTTGCCGTTAATGGAGTATCTTGAGCTATAAGCGTTCCCAAAGTACCCTCAACCGCTGCAAAACCGCTTGACTTTTGAGCCTCATAACGAGTTGTTTTATCGTACTCTCCTATTATTTCAAGGTATTCATCGTCCGCTGTTTGCCAAAACATCTGGTCTACTGCATCGTTTATACCTTCCTGAACTCCAACGCCCGCAATAGCGGAAGCACCCGAAACGGCACGCCCTAAACTTGCCTCAATAGTAGGGTCAATTTCAGGAAGTTCTTTATTGAATTTTCCAACAACAAGACTAAAAAGGTCTTTGAATGATTTAAGAGTTAGAGACATCTGTATTTCTCCATAATTTACTATATCGTTTCACATTGTCTTTACTTATTTGTATAACGCCCTCTATATTATCACCGTTCACATTTGCTTTAACTTCTTGAGCCGCATCAATAGCTTTGAAGTAATTAAGTGCGTCAACTGCATAAGCTGCAAGTTCGTTTCTATCTGATTGCGTATCTCTTGCTTGACTTTTCAAATACAATAATGATCCGACCTCATACCCGTTACCTTTGGTTATAATATCGCCCATCCAACCTTGACGACTTCTTGCATTAGAAATATCATCCGAGTTTGACCGGCGGTCTATAAATAATTGAAAATCAAAAGCCGTTTCCATCCCGCCAACTGAATCAAACACCATGTTGTCCTCGTCAACTGATATATCAAATGTTGAATCGTTACCCTGCACGACTAAAAAATCTTGCATTAACTACCACCTAAAATATTATTCATTTGTTCTAACCATATTTTATTATTTTCTGTATATCCTTGTATTTCTTTTATATTTTCAATAGCATATATTCCGTACTCTTCTCTTAATGTTTGTGTTGAAATGTAGAAAGTATTTAATTCCGTAGAAGTACCTAATTTTATTTTTTCTAAATTAATAATAAAATTATTTATTTCAGGTTTTATATTATTATAATAATTATTAAAATATTCAGAATTAAAAAATATATCTCCGATGAAAACGGGATAATCAGTATGAAAATTTGTTAATTGTGTAAGATTGTCAACATCATCAATATATTTTGAATAACTAAACCCATCCGATAAAGATTCAAAAATTATTTTGCCATTCCCGCAATATGAAGGACGTTGTCCCATTGTATTAATAAGTTGAGTTTTAATTAAAGTATTTAAATTTATTTTGTATAGATAATAATCATACTCTTGAAACACAATCGTATTATTTTCAACATAGCATAAAGTCCATCCAGCCATTGCAGTATTTGTATATATGAGTGTTTCTGTAAAATCAATTAAATTTATTTTATATAATTTCCCCCCTACTCTATGTTGGACGAGAAAATTGTTTCCAATATAACAACTTGCCGCACCATATTGTGAATTTATTTGGGTTTCTACTAAAGTTGTTAAATTAAATTTATATAAAAAAGTATTATTTTTATTATAAGTAATTTCATTATTTCCGATATAATTTATATAACTAGGATATAAATCTTCGTAAAAAGTTTCTTCTAATGTTACTAAATTTATTTTTAATAAATCTTTTTCTTTTCCTTGTTCAATACATACAATTTCATTATTTCCAATATAATTTATATTAGAAATCTGTTTGCTTTTTAAAAAAGTTTCCGTAAAAGGATAAATAAAAGATTTTTTATAAATTGAATTTTCAGTTACATTTAAATAAATAAAAGAATTTTCCCCTAAGCTATTTTTAGCTAAGTCATTAAAAATTTTTTGTTTATTTAATAATTCATTTTCATATCCCCATAACATAAAAAAAGATATTAATTTTATCATGGTATAAACTTTCATTCTATACTCCTCTTTTAATACTGGATCACTTTCAGCATTCATTAAGTTAATCCAATAATCATAATCAATACCTTCATCCTCAAATAATTTAGTAGTAAAATTATATTTTGGCCTATCCATAGATTCCAATAGATCATAATCATAAGATACCGGATTTAAATGTAAAGGCTCAATAACGTTTCCATCTTCATCTCTTGGTACGGTATCTTGAATTATATATCCATCATTATTAACACAAAATTGTGTTATCATGCTGTTTCCTCCGCTAATGTAGGTAATTTTACAGTTGACACTTTTACATTTGAAAAATCTACATTTGATGGCACTAAAGGCACGCTTGATGTAATAGTAGAAGCCCCAGCCTGAACACCAACGATATTTACCGTTAAAGCGTTCAAGTTATTTTCTAAATCTGCAAGTCTCGCTTCAAGTTCATTAAACCTACAAGCAAAATCACTACCTGACTGTAATACTATATTTTCAGAGTCAATATTAACATCACTATCACTTTTAATATCGATATTCTTATCGCCATATAATAATGCTTCCCCAGATTCTAAAAACTTTAACCTTGCTTTTTTTAGAGGTATTCCAAAAGCAACTTCATTCTCTTCTAACTCATCTATATTTTCAGCGTCAAATGGATAACAAATTAAACTGTCATCATTGCCGTCTTGACAAAAAGAAACAACAAAACTTTCATCCGGCGCATTAGCCATCATGCCATAAGGCATTATCAAAAGAGCCTCTCTTTTAACTCCGAGATGCTCAAACTCGATAACTTTTGCATCTATTTTTTTTGTCTTTAATCCGACCTTTGTCATTTAATACTCCTTACTGGAATATTTACCTGTTGGTCTGGTAAAATTAAATCCTTATTTTTAATCTGTGGATTTGCCTGAATGAGTTCTTGTAACAATACACCCTGCTCTTTCGCGATTTTATATAAGGCATCACCTTTAACAACCGTATAAGTGTTGTCTTTTGCAAGTGCTTTATATGCATCGGGATAAGTTAAGTTCATAAAAGTTTTTTCGCCATTAGCAGAATAACTATAATGAACATCTTTAATTAAAAAATCACCCTGAACACCTTTTTTTAAATCCTTTACGGAAGCCAAAAGTCCATCTTCCCATAGTTCACCGTTTGCCGAGAATCCTGCAACTTCGCACGAATAACTAAAACCTCTTATTTTTCGTATATTAGCTTCCTCTTTTGCGGATTCCGTACATTCGCTTGAAGTCATAGGACTTTCAGCAACTTTCTCAAAAAATCTTGTCGTCCTTATTGTATCGTCTACAAACTCACCACTTGCGTTCATGTTGCTTTTTAGATTCTTGCCGTTTGTTGAAGCAGATGTTAAGTTTGCATTTGACCTAACAACATACTTATTATACCGTTCAGATACATCATTATTATAAGTGCTGTTTAGAATATTATTATTCTTACCGTCTTTAATCTGCAATAACATCGTTTTTAATTTACCTGTCGGAGTTCGCATTATAATATCACCGTCTCCGTTGCTTACAGGAAACACCTGAACCTTACGAGCATATTTTTGTAAAAACTCACCGCATTTTTCTCCTATTTCAGAACCCTTGTCATCCGGTGAAAAAGTCGCTCCAATCTCATCATTTACGCCTATATCTGATATGCCCAAACCTTTTATGCAGAGATTCCATAAATCAGCATATTTTAAAACGCCTTTAATAAACTTAACATTATCCGGCACGCTTGAGTCAACAACATCCATTGCTTTACTTCTTGCTCTATACTCAATATCGTGAGATGTATCGCTTTCATTTTCTGAAATACTATCTACATAACCAGTAAACGCTTTTACTTCATCTAACCAACACTCAATCAAATCGCCTTCAATTATAAATGATGAATCATTGACCTGCTCGCTTACGATTATTCTTAACTCCCTTAACATTTCATCTAAAGATGTTGTTAAGTCAGCTTGTTTGAATAATTCGTAAGTAGTTCCATTGATGCGTAAATTTATCATCTTAATTCTAACACCTTTACAGTTCCTTGCATTGCGTGAGCCGGCAAGGATTGATTTAACCCTCTTATCAATTCGCTTAAAGCATTCAACTGTGCTTCATTTTTTATATATTCTCCGTATAATTCATAAGTCAATAATTTTGACGAATATGGACGCTCTACATTAATCTCAACTATATTAAAAGCATTTTGTCTTTTCTTTGCAAGCACGCTTTCAGTTAATATTTTAACCTTATCAATACTCGGTTTCATACTTGGAACTATTACACCCGTTATATCATTCTCAATAAGTTCCCTATAATATAAGTCAAGTAACTTGACAATGCTGTCAATTTCCAGAGTTGTATTATAGGTTCTTTGTGATGCATTTTCCATCATTGAAATTAAGCCGCATAACCTAAAAATATTTATAGCACAATATCTATTTATATTTCGCTGGCGTCTTCTTATAGTTTCCGTCCCCCATATATTTATTGTTGTATCAATTTTCTTTGGATTATATACTCTTGCATCCGGCATTATAAAAGGTTTTGGAATATGACCATCTCTAATATCATTCATTAAGTTAGGCAAATTATTTCCACATACTGCAATCTTTCTAAAGTTATAAAATGATTTACTATTATTTTGCCTTGCTACTAATTGCATTAATCCAATAGGAGCAAACGGACTTAATAACAAAGCACCCATACCCGCCGGACTTGTTAATCGTTTCGGTAAGTTTCTTAAAAATAAAGTAGAAGCAAAAGTTAAACCGGTTATACTGTTTATAATTCCTGCTAAATTAACAAAATCACTATTAGCAACTGAAATATTATTTATTCCGCTCGGGCTTTCGTAACTATCCTCAAAACTCTCTTGTAAATCACTTCTTGAATCTGCACCTGCCGAGTAGACATCTTCACTCGTTGGGTCGCTTTCAGTCGGACTTGGTTTCTCAATAGTTTCTGTAAATGTTACAGGTATTGATATTTCACCAATACTTGTCTGGTCTGCGCTTGCACTTGCTTCTATTGCTACAATATTATTAAACACACCAAAAGTTGGTAATATTAACCGCCCGGGAGCCGGATTATTTAAAGCGTTCTTAAAAGCGTTAAATTCTTCAACCCATCCAAATCCTGAAAAAAATATATCAAGTGTTGCAGAAAAAGGCTTTTTACCTTGTCTCTCTACATATTGGCTGCTTGTATTAGGGTAGCCATGCACTATATTTTTTTGTCCAATGCCGTTAAGAGATTCTTTTCGTATTTTAAAAGAAATATTTTTATATTTTGCAGGCAAAAGAAATAAGCTTTTAATTGACATAGCTACCCGCCATTTGATACCCTAAATTTTTTCTTTTTTGAAATGGAGCTACACTCATGCCTTTTTCCGTATATACACTTAAATCGGTTTTTACATTAACTTGAGCTTTTTCTTTACCATTCATTCCTAATTCATTATTTTTAGATTCGCCTACACTTCCAAAAAATGATTTTTCTCTTACGCTTGCCTGAACATCACTTATGCCTTTTATCATGTCGTCAATTCCAGACACATTTAAACCTATCGCTTTTCCGATCTTGCCTACAAGCCCTAATATAACTTTTGCAATAGTACCGTAAACTGTTAATATATAATCCGCAAATGTAAAAAATATTTTCTTTACAATGTCAAAAGCCATAACGAAGCCTTCTTTTATTTTATTCCAGATAAAAACAAAAAAATCACCGATAGCTTTTGCCCCTGTAAGTAATGCTGCTTTTATGGATTTCCAATGAACTATAATAGTTAAAATAACTCCTATCAATATACCGATTGCTAAAATCCATAAATTTATTGGATTTGCCATCATAACTAAATTTATAATTACTAAAATAGCTGCGTAAGCTTTAAACGCAATAATTATACCAATTATTAAAGGTATAAATGGCTTTAATATATTATATACAAATGTAATAACTGCCCAAAACGCCTTCATTGAAATAGTTATAATTCTTATATAATGATCTAACTTTGTTTTTATAAGTTCTCTATGATTTTGTACCCATGCTAAAACTTTTGTAGAAATTTTTGTTATCCATATTAAAAGCTCTTTCATAGCAGGTAAAAGAGATTCTCCTAGTCCTGCTGCTGTAATTCCTATTGAGTCAAGAAAGGTAGACCATAGACCCGTAAAAGTTTTTGATGCTCTTAACATACCACCTTCAAACATTCCGCCTGTTGAAGTCATTGCGATCATAGCTTTGTTTATTTCTGCAAAAGTACCTTTAGTTGGTATCATTTTTCTAGCTTCACCAACAGTAACTCCCCATTGTTTAGCAAGCTGTTCTAATATAGGAACTTGATTATTTATTAACTGCCTAATATCCATTTGGTCTGCTTTACCAGCAGCTGCGATCTGTCCATAAGCTAAAGCAACACCTTGTAAATGCTCTGCACTCCCCTGTGATAAATCCCCCAACATTCTTAATGTAGGAACTGCCGTATCTTTACTTATCGCACCAAACCCCATCAACATTGTAGTAGCATTAGACAAATCTTTGAACTCAAATGGCGTTTCCGCTCCTAATATCTGAAGGTCGTCGACTAATTTTTTTGCAGCCTCGCTATTTCCTTTTAACAAAGTGGTATAACTGACTAACGAGTTTTCCATTTCAGAGGCTTTTTTTATTGCGAATGCAAATCCTGCGCCTAAAGCCGCTACTCCAACTAAAGCAAATCTTTTTATAGAATCACCAATACCTTTTGACATTTTTTCTGCTTTTAATTTAGCCTTATCCATATCATTTTGAAATGCCTTTGTTGACATTGCCATTTTTTTTATGGTTGCTGAATACTGATCTATAAGTTTATAAATATATTCTATCGATCTATTAGCCATCGGTTATCTCTTTACCTATTCTTTCAAGTTCTCTTATTATTATTTGTCTCTCGAAAAAGGATTTTTCAAGAAACTCTTTGTACCCGATTCCGCCGTTACTTGCACAGGCAACTCTTGTTGCATTTCGCTGTCTAACATCTCCCCTCGCTCGGACTTCTTCGCCATTTCGGGATTTATAGCATATAGTCTCTGCAAGGGATTGACGAAAAAAGCCGAGTACCAAAAGACAATTTTTACCTTATCGTTTCTATCAACCGTGTCCCAAATGACGGGCATCATAGAAGCCCCACCATCACACTTTATAACACCTGAATTTAATATGCCTTTAAACTCTTGAATTATTTCACTTATCTTTACATCTTTACTCGCTCTAACCAAAAATTCAAGAGCGGTTGCCTTGTCTTTTATCTCTTCATCTGTTGGGCAGTCTTTATCAAAAAAATCATCTGCCTCTAAAGGTGATTGATTAGAATTATCCTGCTTCCTACCCGTCTCAAACAAAGCAACATCCATGAGTTGCTCTAAATTAAAGGCTGCAAGTTCGGCACTACTATTTATATCATTACAAATAATAGTATTTCTTTCTTCAAGCCTACCGTTTACAGCCATCTTATATGGTTTATCTGTTTTAATAATCAGTATGCCGTCTTTTCGTGAAGTTCTAGGCATTGTTTTCTCCTTTTATATTTCCTTAATAATTTTCGTTTAACGGGTCGCCTTCAAATGTAACTTCAACTGTTCCATCTGCAGATGCCTCAAAATCAGGGTCATTTATCATAGACATTCTCTGACCGACTTTCGGAGATGTTACGGGTTGAGTTGCTACTATTACATTTGACTCAATAAGCTCTTTCCAGATCGCGACCAAAGATATAGTCGCATCAGTTACATACATTTTCCAACTCATCATGCCAATTTTCTTTTCGGCATCCTCTGTATGAACTGATTCGGAAGCACCACCGCCAAGAGATGATGATCTAACCTTTGTTTCACCCTTGCCGAGTCTAAATTTAAAGGAATTAGGCACAATCCCAATAGGGAAGTTATTTACGCTAATTCCGGGTACACTTAATCCTCTACTCATTTATCTAACCTCCACTATGAATTTATTGAAAATGACATTTGAAATGCCATATTAAACGATCTAAACTGTGTAACTATTGGCAATTTTCCATAAATAGTTACTGCCCCAGTTGCTATATCTGCCGTTACTGATAAGTTCTTAAAGAAATACGACTCTGCATCTTTCCCAGCTACAAGTAATGTATAATCAGAACCTGCTAATCTCTTATAGACACTTGAAATATTGCCTTTAATTTGGTCTGCGTTTGTAATAGCTCTGCCCGAAACTAAATCACCACTTGTTAATCTAAACTGTGAATAATCAGATTTTAATGTGTTATATATTACTTCAAGAGCTGTATATCCAGTTAGTACATAATTGTAATACTTGAATGATACATCGTCCTCACCTCGTGAATTAAACTTATAAGTAGTTACAACTTCGCCGGCTATCATTGAAGTACTTGACTCATTAACGCCGATTATTGTAAATCCATCGTCTTTAACATCGTCTTGTTCATCGCCTGTAAAAAGTAATGATGGTACTACAACATGAGTATTCGGCAAAGGTGTATTATACATAGCTAAAGAAGCAAGCCCCGCATTTCCAATAATGTCTCTTTCGTTGTCAACAGTTACATATTGAGCAATCGGAGCGTCGTCTGTTTGTCTTAATGCTATAATTGAAGCCAGCTCAACTGCTCTAAAATCCGGCGGTGTAATTGTTACGCTTGTAGTTACAACCTGTCTATTACCTACATATATTAAGTTAGGCGAATTTAACGGAGTCGCACCGTTTACTAATGCCGTTATTGCCGCTTGAGTACCGTCAAATCCAACAAAAGCAACTCCGTGTAAGAAAGCGTTATCAATAACATTCCTATCTTCAAGAAAATCACTTACAACTGTCGCAGTAGTCCACGGCCATGAAATTGCATGAAATCTTTGAGTTACCGCATTATCAAAATATGCTGTTAGTGTCGGGTCTGTTGCACCGCTCGCAAACTGTATTCTCGGACTTCCTGTTACCGCTATTCCTGACGGCAATCCGGTAATTTCAATAGTCCACTTATTTGCAATAGTTCCATCGTCTACAGCTGTTAATGTTACCTTATCAGTATCTATAGCCGTAGTTGCCGGGAATTCTGGTTTTGCTACTATTAAAGCGTCAATAGCTGCTTTACAAGCTACTGCCGCCGCATTTGGAGTGCCCGCCGCTGCAATATCAAAAGTTGTTGTATACCATTCAGCATCAATTAACTTTAATGTAACTGTTGCCGCTGTTGCCGCTGTTGATCCTGTAAAAGCCAAATCTGCAAACGCATTAGTTCCGGCAGCTTGTGTAATTGCTATTACATATATCGGGAAATAGCCCTGACAAATCTCTCTCGCTCTAAATATTCTATTAGTCAACTCTCCGCTAGTTCCAAAAAGCCCTTGTATCTCAGCCTTAGTCATATTTTCAACGCCATCATATACGGCTTTACTTGTTGCTGTTCCGGAACCACTAATAACACCCGTAATACACAAAACAAATTGCTCCGGAGCCGCAAGCCCTCTGGCCGCTAATAATTGAGCCGTTCCTTTTGGTAAACTTGTTACAGCCATTTACTTTACCCCCTTATTTTCATAATCCATTTTTTCCATCTTATTTTCTTTTACTGCTTTTTCAGGTTTATATGGCTTAAGGCAATCGCCTTCCTGTAAAAGTCTTCTAACTCTAATATCAGAGTCATCAACAATTTGACCGACATAAAATCTGCCTGCCTTTTTATCAACAATATATTTATTCATTATTCCTCCTCGAATATAATGTTACTTCCGTCATCAAGTTCGTCTTCCATAAAAGAGAAATCTATACCTCTTAACGCTCTTGTACTCATAAAAGTTGTCAAGAACGATTCCTCAATAGTTATATCATATACGAATTCAAACTCGTATCCATGAGCATAATAAGCCAGATTATACCCAGCTTGACTATGGCTCTTTAAGCTTGCCGTATAATTAGACTTATCAAATGTGTCAAAAGTTTTACCTTCCAAACACGCTAAAATAGCTGTGTAAATTGTAGTCCATGCTTCAGTTACTGCATTACTACCGCCTATATCTTGCTTTGTATTCCAAAAAACAACAATGTCAAAAGTATTTATTAGCTTCTTTTGCAATTCATTTGTTGGAGTATTCAAAGCGTATGAATCCGAGTTAATATTCTGATCTTTGCTTGTTATACAATCACCCATTATTACATATAAATATAAGTCATTCGTAGTTTGCTTAATGTACTTTTCTTCAACTCTATCAAAACTCGCTGCTATATCCATTCTAAAACCATACGATAAATAAATCTGCGGTACTGTTTTAATATCAAATGTCGGTTTATCCGTTAATGTAATATCAAAAGTAGTTGCCGTAACATTGCTTATAGTATAAGTTCCGTTTAATCCCTCTTCCCATAATTGCCTTAAAACTTCACTCCCATTTAGTGTAGGCATAGTTGCATAAGCTATTTCAAAAGTAGTTTTACTCGGCACTCCGTATAATTCATGGTATCCGTTTAATCCAATATCCGTAAAGCCTCTTAACTCTACACCGTCAGGTATATTATCTTCATAACCTAAAGTCAAATCGTGTTCAGCATTCGTTGTAAACCTTAAAACATGAATGTCATCGTCATCGTATTCACTAACGGCATCAATACCATTGTCAATTTTAGTATTTATAATCGATACTATCTCGCCGTTTACTCTGCCATGACTTGCAAGTGTTACTCTTAATTTTTGAGGCGTTCCGGCAACAATCAATCCGCTACAAGATACATTAGTACAGAATTTATCTGTCAATCTCGGAAGATATGTTTGTAAGTGTCTCAATATTGCTAACGGAGAAAACATCATTTGTTTATTTCCTTTTCAAGTTGTCTTATTTCAGATATATATCTATTCATTCTTTGCTTTTTATTTTCACCATATTTATTTTTTCCAAAAATATTATACAGCCCATTACCGTCTATATAATGCCATGGATAAACGCAGCGATGTATTATTAAAACAAAAAATAATAAAATTATAATGATCATAATTTACACCTCAAAAGTTCTCCGTATAATAACGGCTCTAATCTTATCGCTGTCTTTTCAAACCATGCTCTTGCTGCCATTTTCTTAGTACCCTCTTCTAAATACGAAGGATAAGGTTTCCCTTTATTATATGCCGTGTTAAATACTGCAAGCTCTCTACTGCTTGATGTATAAGCGTTGCTGTTTGCAAGCCTTCCCGATCTATTCGCTGGAGGTTCACCCGGAGCAGATGCTTGATACTGCTTACCGTTATAACAATACATTCTACCGCTTCTTTTCCCGCCGACAATTAACTGCCGTAAAGCATCTGTTACCTTTTTTCCATGATGTGAAAAAGCATTTTTAATATGCTTATCATGGATTATTAGAATCCTTTTAGTTGCTATTTCATTAACGTATTGCTCGCCTCTATATGCTGCCATATCACGCCCACGTCGCATAATTTTCAGAGAATCCCTTGTCAATCAAGTACAATGATAACCATTGATCACTTTCATCGTAATTCTCTATTTTATCAAGTTTAAAAATCCGCTCTTTCGTTCCTTCCAGTTTCACATATAGACTATTAACATCAAGTTCATATACATCTTGTTCATAAGGTATATACCAAATATGAGTAGAAGTCGGTTCTATTGTTACGCCGTCAAATCTTACTGTCGGTCGAGTTACTTCTAATAGTCCAAAATAAGCCCTTACAGTTGTTAATGTCGGCGTTGCCTGTGTACTCGAAAACCCCGTCGTCCCTGCAGTTGCTTTAACAACAGTCATGTAATCTGTCATCGCGCCTGCGCAAAGTATCTTTTTGCTATATCTTGTTTTTATGCAGTTCACATTAACCCCCTAATTGAGTTAATGCTATACTGTATTTATCAAGGATCATTTTTGCATTACAAGGCACTGATACCCCGTTAATTTCACAAGGCGAATCGCAATCACCTCTATTAGTATAAAAATATGCAGCAATCATTTTAATTGCTATTTTCAAAGAGCGGGGGATTATCAAATGTTCTAAAGTTGCATCGACATCCCATCCAGTCGTAAATGTAACCCTTATTTTATAAGCATAATCCCTTGTGTCATAATCAGGCTCTGTTACAAAATATAACACTGCCCATTTATTCCTTACTTTAATTTCAGTTGTATTTGCATATAATCCGTCAATAGTTTTTGTCCCTCTCGCAAACTCTGTCCAAGTTCCGCTTGAATTAAGATATTCAATTTTCGTAATATTATCTAAATCCAATATCGGTGATCTTTCAAGACTCAATCCTAAATCACAAATCAAGTCTAAACTATCAATTTCAAAACATGCTTCATAAGTTGTCTCTCTAATTGACAACCATGTATACTCCTCAACTAACTCCGTCGCACTTTTAATCAACTCTGTTAATAGAGTCGTATGTGCCGTAATAGCAGAGGTAGAGAGATTAAGCCATGTCCCCATTTCAGAAACACTTATAATCAATTCGTCTTCAATATTTGTTTTTTCTATGTATGACGGACTTATAACCATCTCTCAACCTCTTTTATTTTAAGGAGCTAATCGCTCTTAATTTTAGCGTTTAGGTGAAGTTACTGTCGCATCTGCTGTTACACCCGGGGCGTTAATTTCACTTGTTGCTAAAACAGATGACTGAACTTGACCCGGAGCACTTAAAGCGTCATTCAATTCATAAGTTGCATGACATACTAAATCTACCGTTCCCAAAGTTGCAGTTGTAATTCTTAATCTTACATATCTCTTTTTAGAGATACAACCAACTCGAATAACACCTGTTGCAGTTACATTAAACTGAGTATCGTATATTAACAATTGACTATCGTCCATTGTTGCGACTGTACCCCAAGAAGAGTCATCATCTTCTTGAAAAGTTACGGCTGTAATATAACCCTGAGTTACAGCAGTTACTACTATGGTACACACTAAAGAGTTATAACCCTTTGTATCTATCTGTGATCCGCTTGTAGTAGTAGCTGTTACAATATTAGTACTTACAAGAGCTACTCCACTTTTACCGGTTGAAAATTTATCATAATCCATTCTTTACCTCCTATATATTTTTATTATTATGCATGAAGCTGTAAAATTATTCCTGCTTCTTTCATAACAGGTTGTCCATGATTCCAAGCCATTAAAGTAAACTCTACAATTGCTTTTTTCTTTTGTGTGAGTTCGTCTCTAATAACTATAATATCGGTTCTATCTGTAATTGAATAAAACTCTCTCATATCTGCAAATAGAATAGGCTTGCCTGTCGCTGTATCGTAATCATCCATGTCAATCATATCTGCCGAATAAGGATACCCGTTTATTGTAGCTGGCGCACCACTTGCAGCGTCGCCGAAAGCTGGATTCCATAAATATCTTCCAACATCATCTTGGATAGTTCTTAAATATGCAAGAGTTCTTCTATTCATAAAATACATCGGATTATACCCACGTTTTAACTCGCCAGTAATACCAATCAAATCGTCAAATCCTAATGTACTTGTTGCACTTGTATAGATTGGCACGTCTGAGTCTTGAGTAAATCCAAGAGGCTCTTTTATTCCATTTCCTTCAATAAACTTTTCACCTTCTTTTTGTGCAAAAGATTTCCTTGCAGTGTTCATAATTCTTGCGGAAATATTATAGCTTGAATTATTTAACATATCCCAAGTAATCGGAACGGTTACAGTTAATCTGTGAGGCGTCAATGTGGTTGATGTATAGTTCGGAGTTCCTTCGTCGCCTTCCTCTGCTTCACCTTCATAACTTGCGGTAGGTACACCCTGCTCGATAGGCATAACGATTGATTTTCCGGATATACTCTCTACATTTGCATATCGTCTTACTGCCGAATACTCAACAATCTGTTCTCTCAATCTATTTGACCAAGCCTGCTGAACTAAATATCCACCAAGCTCGCCTATGTCTGTTCTTAACAAATCATTTGCGGCTTTATACTGCAAAACTGAATTCTGGAAAGACTTAATTTCTGCCGGCGTATCGTCCCCAAGAGATTTTACTACGGTTGCCATTTCTTTCATATAAAGGTCTGCGTCCTGTGGAAATTTTTCTGCAAATCCTGACCAATTCTTTTTAAAAATTGGATTCATTATAAAATGAGGGTCTTGTTTTTTCTCATTACTTTTCCCAGACATTGCACCCAGATTTTCAAGATGCTCAATTCTCTTTTTTAATTCTGCTTCGTCTTTTTCTTTTCCTTTAATTTGCGACACAAGGTTCTCGTGTTTTTCGTCAAGAGATTTTAAATCCTTGTCTGCTTTTTCCATGTATGATTTAAACTCTGCGGATTCTATACCATACTTATCTGCTTTCTCTCGTATTTTTTCAACGATGTTAGCCATTTTTACAGCTTCTTCTTGAGTTAAAGAT